AGGGCTACCCATTTGTATCCTGTCTCTTCAAATTTGCCACTCTTAATTAGCGAATTCAAATGACGTAGGATTTCCTCAAACTCAGCCCAAGACTTGAACTCAACATAATCTATGTCGCAGTCCTCAAGAGATTTTAATCCTGATTCTCCAGAGATAATCAGACCTTTGCCAAATCGTTTTGCATAGAACCTACATTGATAAGTTTTTCCATACCCATGATGGGCATAGAGAAGAACTTTCGTTGGGGCTTTCTTCTGTAGGTCAGAAGTAGTTTTAATTTTTAGCATGTTGCACCACCTTAATTTTTGCAGGCTCAAGCTTGCGCGTAAGTGCTTCACGCAAATCACCTTGAACTGCAAGAGGGAGTGACTGATATTTTTTCTTATCAATCGTGAGAGATCTTTTGACGTAGTCGGGCGTTAATGAACCTGTTTTCCCAAAACGTTTTTCCAGTTCATCCTTATCCCATACCCATCTCTCTCCATGCGTACAAGTGATGGTGAAGTTTGTGAGTTCTTTTTCCTGAACGCCAAGCACCTCATCAAAATGTTGCGAGATCTCTAGCATTAGATGTTTGCAGGCTTGCTGTGAATTTTCGAGTACCGTCTGCATCGTCAGCAGTTGGTCAGATAAATGCTCTAGTCTTTCTTGGTGGGCGCTAGGTGGTGAGGTGGACGATCCCCCTAAAACTTCCCACGCATCAGTATCTTTTAGTTCCATATTTGCTCCTGTTAGTTAGTCATCTACAAGTTGAGTATGACTTTTTTGACATCGGAAGGTGTATCATATATGATACAAGCGAACTAATCAACACCTAAGGAGTTAAAGTGGACAGAAAATTTAATGTAAGGCGAATGGTAGAGGATCTTGGTGGGGCTATTCAAGCAGCTAGGGTGGCGGAGACGTATCGAACCGCACCTTACCGTTGGATTCGTAATGATTCCGTGAGCCTGAAGACGTTAGAAAAGATTAAATCAAACAGCTCTATACCTATAGATATAGACAGTTACTTTGAGGAGATGCAGTGAAGAAACCCTTGGACGCAGCATTAGATTATTTGGAAAGAGGGTGGTCGGTTATTCCCATCAAGCCTGATGGCAAGCGACCCGCCATTAAGTGGCGAGAGTTTCAATCTAGATTGCCTACTGAGGCAGAGGTTACGGCATGGTGGACTAAGTGGCCTGACTATTCGATTGCTCTTGTCACTGGCGAAATTAGCGGGGTTGTCGTTGTTGATTGCGACAATGCTGACGCTACGCATGCAGCTTTTGATGCGGGCATGAGATCTCCTATTAAAACAAAGACCAAGCGAGGAGAGCATTTATATTTCACTCACCCTAAAGATGGTAAAAGACGTGGCCCAAAGGCAGGCGTAACAGCCAAAGATGACTGGCCTCACATCGACGGCTTAGATTTTCGAGGCGATGGGAGCTACGCATTAATTCCTCCATCAAAAAACTATGAGTGGGATTATGCCCAACACGTTTTCGATTGGGATGAGATGCCAGTATGGAAAGACTGGTCGCCTGCTATTAAGGATGAGAAGGAGGCTGAGTTTTCTTTTGAATCACTCGATCTTTCAAGCGTAAAAGCAGTTGGCGATTTCGTGAGTGAGTGGGATCGGACAGCACAGTTCGTTCGAGATAACTTCCCGTCATCATTGAGGATTCCATCGGGCTTGGGTAATGGGCGCAATGAAAGAGTGATGCACTATGTTTCTGAGTGTGTTTTGGAAGGGGTGTTTGGTGCAGAGCTGAGGGTTCGAGGGCATGCGTTCATGCGAGAATTCTTTGAGGACGTGCTGTGTGCTGAGGAATTTGAGGCTACAGTGAAGAGCATGGAGGATGCGGAAAGGCGCAACCATCCTGATAGATTCAATGATGGTGGCGATTATGTTTATGGCGCGTCTGCGCCAGAGAAAGATCGGCATCGTACTAGAAAGCTGATTCAAATGAAAGACGCCGAGGCATTACTGGCTGAATCAGACGCGGCGTCGTACTTAATTGAGCCTTGGTTGCCAACAAGTACAATCGTACAAGTGTACGGCTACGCAGGGCATGGCAAAAGCATGTTCGTGCAACACGCAGTTGCGGCACTGGCTTCAGGCAGAAAGTATTTTGGGTGTTTTGAAATTGGCAAAGCAGCGAGGGTTTTGTATTTAGATTTTCCCATGGGGATGGCGACAGTAGCCAGAAGACTGATCGACATGAGGCAAATTCATGGGGATACAGAGGATAGGTTAAATATTTGGACGCCCTTCATAGACGATAGGGATATGGATTTACATAAACGGGAGGGGTTGATTGAGTTAGAGGGGTGGATTGCATACGCTAAGCCAGACGTTGTCGTGATCGACACGGTCAGGTCAGCGTACCCTGCGCTACAGGAGAACTCGGCAGAGGAATGGGCAAAGGTAAATAAGTTGTCGGTGAAGTTGAGGAATGCAGGATTGGCTGTCATCATGATTCATCATTCAAACAAACCAAGTGACACAGGGAGTGGTCGTGAGGCAGGGTCAACCAATCAGTTGACTGTATTGGAAACACAGATCAGAGTTGCTCAAGTGTTTAAGGAAAAAGAAACAGCGAGGCAGAACGCGGCGTTATTCGATGGGGATTACGATGCTCCAGTGTGGCCTTTACTGGAGGCAAAGCTTCCCCCTCACCACACTATATATATGGTGACAGAAATTAGGTACGGGAAAGTGAGGGAGTGGACAGACCTACATGACAGGGTGCAATGGATTGGTTATGCAATCAATACGCACACAGACGAGAAGATGATTGTCAGTAGTCGCTCAACCAAGCAACGCGCGAAAGATCTTGCGCTAGATGGTGAAGACGCAAGCATTATTGCTGATCGGTTGGGTCGTCCTGAGTCGATGATTCGTGATTGGCTAGAACTTCCAAAGAAATAACGCTAGTGCTTTTACCAAAGACAGACCGAACAACGTCCACAAAATGCGCTATCTCAGGGTGTTTGTTTCGGTTGTCTTCTTTGGTGCTCATATTGATATAAATTGCTATCGCTCTCGTCGTTCGCTCTTGAACAAGCCACCCCCTCGGGGGGTTGCTTGTAATCGCTTTCGCTAAAGCAATTTATATCATTTTTTGGTGAGAAGATCAACACCTAAAGTGGTAATTACTACGCTAAAGTGGTATCATCGCTCTAACTCATTGATTCCTTGTGGTTATGCGATGCCAAAAGTTGTAGTTATGACGATAGAAAAGGTTGTTTGGTTGAAAGATCATCACGAAGAGCATTCATATACTGAGTTAGCGCGACATTTTAACTGCTGTGTAGACACACTAAAAAGGATCTTGATGAGAGAGGGTATCGAATATTTTGATGGCGCCAAGTATCAAGTGAAGCGTCACGCGGGTATCAAAAATTGGTCGCGTCCTTGTATCTCTTGCGGGGATGAAAAGTCCCGACCATGTAGCTGGTATTTCTGCGTCCCTTGCAGACGCAAGTTCGGCTACGAAGATTAATGGCAACAGCATCACAGCGAAAAGGGAGCGGGTACGAGCGCGAACTCGCAAAGTATTTCAATGAAAATACTCCCCTCACTAACGTAGGTAGAGCGCCCTTGTCGGGTGGAGGCAACGTCCAGATGTCTGGTGGAGCAGATCTACTGGGTACACCTGATCTCTTCGTCGAGGCCAAGCGTGTTGAGAAACTAAACTTCCTTGATGCCATGCGTCAAGCAGAGCGCAACATAAAACAAACCAACTCCCCTGAGATGCCCATCGTCATCAACAGACGCAATCAAATGACTACAGGCCAATCCCTTTGCATGCTACGTCTTGATGATTTCTTAAAACTGTACAGCTTATGGCTGAGCCAATAACTCTTGATCTTTTCTCTTCAGACGAATGTGAAAGAATAAAAAAAATAGCATTAGAGCAAGGGCTAGCTCGCCCATCAGTCGCATCAAAAATAATTTTGGAAACAATAGTAGTAAACTTGCTTGTCAGAACAAGCAGGTTCGCGTGGATTCCAAAAGAGAAAGATCACCTCTGGTTATATCAAAAAATATTTAATCATCTAAGCCAAATCAACAAAGATCTTGCTCACGACTATTCCCTAGATGGAGCTTTGAATCTGCAATACCTTGAGTATGGAGCTGGAGATTTCTTTAAGAAGCACACCGACACAGGATCTTCGCCAAGAGAGCAGAAGTATACGTCTAGCTATCTAGCCCGCAATATAATAGATGGTCTTATTTCTGATGGAACACAACGCATCAGTCAAATGATTAATCGCCAACTATCCATGAGCATCCAGCTATCTTCTCCAGACGAGTACAAAGGAGGAACATTAACGGTCTTTCACCCCAGCCACAAACAAATCACACCAAAGAACTTAGGTTCATCAGTAGTTTTTT